CTGGTAAGAAAGTTTTTCTGATAATGGCTGCTCTCAGGGAGTTTGATCGTTATGTTAGGAAGACGATGAAAGGAAAAGATTATCAATTGAATCCATTGGGAGTAGTTAGAATAAAATCTGAGTGGCGTTTTTTTTTGGAAGAGAATGGAGATGATTTAGTTAAGGCTCAGAGTAAAGGTCGTGAGTTCTTTATAATGAGCTTGTTGTTTTATTTTCTTTCATTGATATTTGGTGAAAGGCGAAAGTTTGAGACAGGGCGGGTTATAATGATAGGAATGAAGTTATTTCATGGGGGCGCTTATGAGCTTGCGCTTAAAATGAATTATAACAATCCTGATATATTTTGGGCACATGGGGATATTTTGAAGTTTGATAAATCAGTAATGGATGTATGGATAATGAATTATTGTGCTACCAATCGTCGCTATTTCGATCATGAAAAGATGCCTCCCAATATTCGAAGAGTTTTTGAGAAGATGTTAAAAGATTGGGGGTATCATCTTACTAACAAAGTTGTGTTGTTTATTGACAATATATGGCGGTTTCTCATAGGAGTGGTTCCTTCTGGAGCTTTGGAAACTAGCCATTTAGATAGTTTTGTCCTTCTTTGTTATTTTTGTTTTTATGTTTTGGTAGTAATACTTGAACACCCAGAGTTGGAAGAAGTAATAATGGAATTCTTTAACGAAGGGTTTATAAGAATAATAATTTACGGTGATGATCATGTTTGGTGTGCCCCTAAGATATTGCGGGGAGTGATAAATGTCGAGGGTTGGGCTAAGTTTCTGAAGAACTATTGTAGATGTGTGTTGAGAGATTATGAAGAATATGATAATTTTCTTTCGACTCCGGATCTGTGGACTGGCACTTTGGTGAAGAAAGGTCCAAAGTTTTGCAAGCGTTATTTTATATTAAATACTACTGATCCTAGTTTGGCACCAGTTCTTCCGTTTAAACCTCTGTATGAGCCGATGTTGCGTGTCTTTGTAAATGTTAATCAAGAACCGGTTGATTATCTTTTATCAATAATTGGTCATATGTGGGATACGATGGGAACTAATAAGGTTCATTATGACTTGCTACTTCAATTTTATCATTCTATAAACTCTGATTTGAAAGTGAAGAGTGTATTAGAGATTTATGAAGAAGAAAGAAAGAAGCCTGAAAAACGAGTTAAATTAAATAGAATTGTTCGGAAATTGGGTCTCTCTGCTGAAACAATATTTAAGAATGTTCCTTCTTATGAAAAGATAAGGAAGCGAAATGTGTATGAGCCAAATAAGTGTAAGTTCGGAATTGATACTTATGATAATGATACAATGGACTTACTCTTAGTCGATGTGGAGAACTTTGAATTTGTTTAAAA